TCAGTTTTGGCTCCCCGTGACATCAGATATCTCTGGAAAGGCGAAGCAGGCGACGAGCCTGTGCGCCCAAGGCTCAGAGAAGGGCGACTCGACAACCCCGTATTTTGAATAGGAATGGATGAATGTACCCGGCGAGACCGAGCTCAGTATACCAACGTGCTTGGCAACGGACCCCTCTCTCATCCGAAAGAGCAATACGTCACCCGCTGCGATATCACCCATCGGTTTGGAGATCATGTGACGCTCGGCACCGTCCCAAAGTGTTTCTTCACCCTGCGGTTCGGACCAATCTGGCGTGTAAGTAGGTATATCTTGTGGTTCCCGGCCATAAAGCGCCCGCCAAACACCCCTAAGCAATCCCAGGCAATCCGCACCGGCCTGGCAGCAGGAGGCCTGATGACGGTATGGTGTACCAAGCCAAAGGCGGGCCTCTGCGAGCGCATCGTCAACCAGCGCGCTCATTTAAAAAGGCTCCCGCCACGGTTGCGACCGTCGTCTTGTGGATATGCCATCAGCCAATCTTCACCGGGTATATGAGGAAATCCGCGGAAATTGATGACGTTGGCAAACTTCGTACGACAAGTGGCCAGACGTTTGTCACAGCCAACTTGAAGCCTGATTAGATCCCCTGATTGGATGGGTTCCTTGATCTCTTCCCAGAGCTCGATAATCCGTTGCCCGTCATCACCGTCGCGGTCATTTTTGATTGCGCCGACCAGCCCTTTGGCTGCGCCATCCAAGACCTCAAACCTGCCACGTTCGAACCAGCGCGGCGCATAAGCGTCCAACCCGATCAGTGTAAAAATCCGCGCGTCTTTGATCTCGCCTGCTGCAAGATCAATCCGGTACTTCGGCAGTGAGACATCAACCCCGCAAGCAGTATCGCCAAGTATAGCCTGACATGGCTTCTGGAAGACCTTGCCAACGGGCGTATTCAGCTTTTCCGACAAACCACGAAGTTCTGCGTGAAATGCGCCGTCCGACCTTTTCAGTTCCCCAATTGTCCCCGCGAAGCGCAATTCCCGCTCCTCAGGATTTCGCCAGTTCACCAACCATGACTTCACCTCGGCGCCGTCGAACCGACCAGCAGCAATATCGCGCTCGGTGATCGCCGCGTCCGAAAGCGCACCCACCGCTTCGCTGTTGTCCACGGCAAGTCCCGTGACCTGTTGCAACGCGCTCGCGGTGAGGCCCGTATCCGCTTTGAACATAATCTCGTCAAAGGACAGCAACCCGTCGTGATCTGTAAATCCAAAGACCCGCCCATCTTTTCGGGTAATCGACCAACACCGGCAAATCGTCGTCGTTCCCGTTTTCAAATGATCTTGGAGGCTCATACGCGCACCTCGAGAACCGGAATATTCGGGACATCACCCGCCTGAAAACTCGCGACGCTGGTCTGAATCGTATCAACGGTAAATCTAACAGGAACGTCGAACTCGTAACCCGCAGTCACACGCTCCCCGGGGGCCGGGGCCTCGTTTAACGTGACAAGACCAGTGACCGGGTCACAGATCCAGTCGTCACCTTCGGAAAGTTCTGTGCCGTCTCGACCAACCTTGATGCTATTCTCAACGGGCTTTGCGACCGGACGCTGATAGCTGTGAGGACCAGAGACGTAGTTTTTAACCAACTGAAACTTAGTCGTTGTCCCGTCCCCTTCTGCCAACAATTGATCGTCGCAGGTCACAGCACCAGAGGCACGGCAGGACCTGTAATCCGACCAGTCCTTCCAGCGAAATCCGTAAAGCTGTCCCTGACGCGCCTCAAAAAAAGCGATCATTGCCTCAACATCATCAAGTGATCGCATCCCGACCCCGGCATCGTAGCGACGGCGAGAATGTTGCCAGGGCGTGTTCCGCTCTTCGAACCCGTTTGCCAGCGTAACCACCTCGGTCCGCCGCTCAGGCCCGCCAAGCGAGCCAAAAGAGAGAGCGGTCGGGAACCGCACTTCATGAAAATCCATAAGTCTTCCTCCGGGATCGCGTAAAATCAGCGGTTACGTTGACCACGAGACAGCGCGCGGCTCATCTGCGCGGCGATTTGGCTTTGCGATTTTTGAAAACCGGCAACGTCTGGCGTTGATACGTTCATGACGATTTGCACAGGACGCCCGCCGCCACCGGCAGCCTGGACCCCCAACTTTCCATCGGCGCCGCGGGTCAACGGCATAATGGCCTCCGGTCCAGCCTCGCCCATCAAACCCACGCCCCCTCGCATTGGGAAATTTGTAGGGCCAGAAACGACGCCACCTTTTGCAAATGCGGTAACCCGGCCTTGACTGAAAGCGCCGCCATTTTCGAAAGGCAGAATACCTGAAACGATGCCATTCACACCGTTGGCAATCGCATCACCCAGACCGCGCTGGACCGGTTTCACCGCACTGTTGTAAGCAGCGTTTGCCATGCTTTCGCCGACCGTACGCAGAGCGTCGGATAATTTGATGCCGTCGAAGACCAAACCGTCAAACGCTTTACGAAGCCCGCCTCCAATCGACAACGAGAGCGATGCGACCTCTTTCGAAGTATAGAGCATTGTAGACCGCATCGAGGCGAGTTCCGCCTCAAAGGTGTTAACAACGACCTCGGCACCCCCGAGAGAAGTTTCGAGGCCATCGATTTGAGCCTCCAAGCCGTCAAGATCATCCAAAATCGCCATCACATTGACCTCTCTTTTGTGGAATAAAGTCGTTCAAGCTCAGCCAAGCGAGCGCGGTTGAGCGGTTTCTCGACGGCGTCGAGACCCAGAAAAAGCACAAGTTCAGCTGGCGTCAGGCGCCAGAACTCCCACGGTTTCAGGCCCGCATCCTGAACAGCAACCTTCAACAACGCAGGCCAGTCGAACCCGGGCGCCGAAATGCTCAAGTCTCACCCATCACGAATGCGCGGGCCAACAACTGTGCGGCGACCTTCGTGGCTTCCATCAAACCGCCTGTGATTTCAACGGAAAGCAGATCTTTCGCTGTTCCAGCCCAACCGCCCCCGCGCAGCCCGGCGACAATCAGCGCCAACACATCGCGGGTTGAAAATTTACCGGTCTCGAAACGCTCAATGAGATCAAGAACCGTTTCGTTATCCAACTCCCCCTCAAGCTCCGCGAGTGCACCGAGCGTGAGCTTGAGATCGTGCGGCTGTCCATCCAGCTGCAGCCGCACTTCGCCGCTCCAAGGATTTGCCATCAGACTGAAAGCGGCTCAAAGTTCAAAACACCGCCCGATGCCATCGACATGTCATACGTCGCCTCGCCTTCGACGGATCCTGAATATTCAATCGATGTGATCTGAAAAGCTCCTCGAACGATACCAAAGTCAGGAATTACGATCTCGAAATTTGGCATTTCTCCGTCAAAGAAGATCTGACGCGCGCGCTCGTCTGTTGCGTCATCCCGGAACACGCCGGATCCCGACAGCGATGCGGACTTCACGCCGGCCCCTGCGAGCAATTCACGCCAGCCGCCCTGGGACTCCAGAGAGGTCACGTCAACCTGTTCGGCATTGAAGCTGATCTTGGTGGCACGCAGGCCAGCCAGAACTTCGTAAGTCCCATCCCCGGTCAGGTCGATTTTCAGCAGAAGGTCTTTACCCCGTTGAACCGTCATCTCGTATCTCCATATCTCAAAAAACAGCCTCCGGCGATGCCGGGGGTCCGCTCAAAATCTGTTGGTCAAATGTTTTCAGGCGTCATCAACGATGGCACGAAACGTGAGATCGACGCGGCGGCCCCCTCCGTTTTGAACGCGTGCGGCCCGCGCCTTGTAAAAGCGGCAGGTCACAAGACGACCCCGGGCCAGGTTCATGTCAGCATCAATCAGAATATCTGTGATACGTCCGGCGACCCGTTTCGCCACCGCAAATCCAGCGGTATCGCTCACGACGCTCAACGTGAATTCATGAAGAGCACCCGCACCCGAGGCGTCCGAGCGCGTTTTAACCGTTTCAGGACCGATAGCGACGTAGAGCGGGGGAACGGCACCAGCGGGTTCAGCATCAAAGATCGAAGCCCCCACAAGCATTCCAAGCTCGGCATCTGTCGAAAGCGCATTGTAGACAGCAGTCTGCAGCGCCTCGGAAATGGCATAGCTCATCCCGCCACCTCTTCGATTGCAAAGCAGGTTAGATACCGCGCATCCCGATCATACTCGGTTACGCCAATGATCCGAAAAATGCGCGTCTCGTCCCGCAGCCGCTGTTCCGCTCTTGGCCGTGATGGCGCGCCAACCGGGGCGCCGCGAACCACGATCCGGTACGGCACCTGAGAAACGGTGACCTCTTGGCCAAAGCGTTCACGACCGCTTCCCGGCGTAATTTCGGCCCACAACTCGCCCACCGCATTCCAAGTCTCGGTAAAGCCACCCGCACCGTCAGAGACACGCATCGCGTCCTCCAAAACCAGCCTCCGGGTCAGGGAAATCGCCTTGCTCATGACCGGGCCTCAAAAATTCTGATGTTGCGATGAGGATCAAGCAGCGACATCACACCGAACGGCATGAGGCCACCGGCGCCGGATGTATCCCTCCGGTTTTCGTAGTAGTGCGCTGCCAGCATCAGAACCGCTTGACGCAGTTCCGATGGCACCGCGGACCAGTCAGCGCCGTAACCGGCGTCAAAAATGATCGTCGCTGATCCACCATTCGAGATAACCGGCAGCGTAGAACTGTAGGCGAAAACTCTGGGTCTATGGGTGTCACGCTCGAGATCATAAGACCCAGCGTCGACTGTCGTTTCGGTTCCTGCACGATCCATCAGCGAGATGGACTGAATTGCTGTTACCGGTGCAACCGGCAAGGGTTGCGATCCCGAGTGGGCCCAGCGCGTGATCGTCCACGAGACGCGACGCGACAGCATCATCTTGCCAATGCGCGCTTCGATCGCGCCGATCGCGGCTCTTAAAAAGCTTTCCAGCACTTCGTTTTGCAGCCCGTCATCGGAAAATCCAGTACCCAACCGCAGATGGGCCTTGAAGGCCTCGATTGGCAGATCTTCCGTAGGCGTTGAGGTCAACTCAACCAGCATCATGTTCCACCTCCCCGAAAAGAGAACACGTCGGGCCAGCCCCCGACAGGCAACCGCCGCGCCTTAGAAAAAGCGCGGCGGTCCAACAATTTAGGAGGTCGAGAACTTCAGAAGCTTGATCGCAGCGAAATCGCTAACATCGCCGCCAACACGCTTGGTCGCATAGAACAGAACGTGTGGCTTGGCGCTGAACGGATCACGCAGGATACGCAGGTCAGGACGTTCCGCGATGGTGTAGCCTTTTGTGAAATCACCAAACGCAATCGCAGTGCTGTCGCTGCCGATATCAGGCATGTCTTCCGCGATCAGGACCGGATAGCCCATCAGGCGTGCAGGCTCACCGGCCGCCAGACCATCGGACCACAGGAAGCGGCCGTCCGCGTCTTTCATCTTGCGAACTGCACCGGCAGTCTTGGAATTCATGACGAAGGCGGCATTTGCGCGGTAACGAGCACCCAGCGAATAGACCAGATCGACAATTGCATCGGCAGCGGCACCGGATGCAAACTCACCGTCTGCGCCTGTCGCAATGTAGCCAAGCGAACCCCAGGACCATGTGTCATCTGACACGGTCGGATGCGTCAGGAAACCTTTAGGCTTGTCAACACCGTCGCCTGAAACGAACGCTGCGGCTTCCGCAGTCGCAAACTTGTCGGCAATGCGGCCAGCCAACCAGCTCTCGATGTCGAAGGCACTGTCGTCAAGCAGACGCTGGGACGCTTTCGGCAATGCGGACAGTTCGTGCAAGGGCACAGAGATGCGCTCGAACTGAGGCGTTCCGGTTTCGACGGCATCCGCAGTTTCGGTGGCCCAACCGGAGCCCAGATCGGACCGGTCAACGAGAACTTCATAGGCCGTCGCTTCGACATTTACGACATTCGAAATGGCCCGCAGAGACGCGGAGGATTTCAAAACGGTCGAGATGGTATCAGACGTCTGTGGATCGACCAGGTAGCCGCCATCCGCTGCAACAGCGGTTGTCATGCCCTTGGCATCCAGTTCCAGACCGCGCAGACCGTCATCATCACCGGACCGCAGGTAAGCCTGAAATGCCTTTTGATGCGGTGCATCCGCGTCCATCGCGTTGGACAGGGCGGGGCGTGCAGCACGCGCGAAATTCTTGCGATCCAGATGGGTCATACGTTCTTCCTGTTGTTGAAACTTGGATTTGATATCAGCTTGGAATTCATTGAAATCGCTCAAGAACCCGGCCATCTCGGTCGTGAGGTCCAAAGCTGCGTCTTGGGTCTGAGGCACACCGTCCTCAGCCCGGGACTTTGTCTCGGGAGTCTTCATGTGTCATCCTGACATTGTTGTGTGAGAGAAACGGATCAGCCGACCGCAGGACCCGCCTTCAAGGACCGCCGCAGCGTGCGAAGCACACCGGCCAGATCCTGACCCGGATCTGCCGCCAGCGCTTCCGCCTTTGCGCCGACCCGCGCCTGCTGGAGCATCGGGAACGTGACCAAAGACACCTCCCAAAGCTCCAATTCTGCCAATTGCCTGCGGCCGTTGGCGTCCCGGTCGGCCTTGACCGTCCGGTATCCGATAGAAAGACCATCAATAGCGCCCGCCTCAATCAGCGCCGCTGCCTCACGTCCTTTCTGCGTTTCAGTGAGAAGGCGGCCCTTTACAAACAGGCCACGTTCATCTTCATAGACATCGTCCCAGACACCGATCGGCGTTGCGGGATCGTGCTGCCACAACAGCTTCACCGAAATACCCTGCATCTTCAGGGTGTCCAGTGATTTAGCATAGGCACCGCGCTGTACGATGTCCCCGCCCTGGTCCTCGGCGCCAAACAGCGACGCATAGCCCGAGATGGTTGCATCAGAGCCCAGTTCGATATGGTCCGAAATCTGGCAATACTTCCGCTCTAACTCTGGCCCGTAATATGCTGTCATGATTGTCTTTTCCTTTTGTATCATGGCACCAGAAATCCGGTGACCGTCTCGCTTAGGATCGCGGCAGAAACGCCAAAAATTGTGAGCCAAACCCGTTTTTCCAGTCGCTCGATGCCCTGCTCAATCAGGCCCAGCCGATATTCGAGACCTTTCCAGCGCTCTTGCTGGACCCGTTCGTTGGCCTCAACCGTATGAGCCGGTGCGTATTCGAACGGCTCATAAAGATATCGCGACCCGCCGGCCTTGCGGGTCGACATCAGCTCGCAGCCTCAGGGGGCAGGCCCAGCAAAACACGCTTTTCCGCCGTACTCAGAAATTCAGCAGCAGCGACCCGTGACCACTGCGCCTCACGTTCTGCCGAAAGCGCCGCGATCTGGTCCAGATCGGGCGCCAGCGCCACATCTTCACCCGCGATCTCGCCCAGCCAATGCGAGACTGCCCCCAAGACCTTGCCAGCCAAGGGCAGAACCGTCAGGCGATAGAAGGCACGGTTGGCCTCCTGATAATTCGCGTAGGTCGCGTCACCCGGAATACCCAGAAGCATCGGCGGAACACCGAACGCCTGCGCGATCTCGCGGGCAGCAGCCTCTTTGGTTTTTTGGAACTCCATGTCGCTGGGGCTGAACCCCATGGGCTTCCAGTCCAGACCACCTTCCAGAAGCATCGGGCGTCCGGCATTTCGCGCACCCTGATGGTGTGCCTCCATCTCGTTTTGCAGGCGTTCATACTGATCGTTTGTCATGGCGCCCTGACCGTCAGAACCCTTGTAGACAATCGCGCCAGACGGACGCGCTGCGTTGTCGAGCAAGGATTTGGACCAGCGGGACGCGCTGTTGTGGACGTCAATGGCAGAAGCAGCAGCCTGAAGCGGTGAGAACCCGTAGTGGTCATCCTGAGGATGAAACGACCTGATATGGCAGATCGGGGCAACGTCGCCGGTCATATCAAAACGATGTTTTTTCCCGCCAACACGGTAGTCATACGCAACAGGCCAACCATCGCCGCCGGGAACAAGGTTCATTCGGTCCGACCGCAGAACGTGCAGTTCCACCGGAACACCCAAATCAGCACCAACCGCTTCTAAATATCCATTGCCCGACAACAGAAGCTGGCCATAAAGCGCTTCCAACAACTCGGCGCGCCCTTGGGCGGCATTGGGCCGGGACACCAAGGACAGCAGCGGGTGGGTCTCATAGCGCTGCCCCGCGTCCTGCAACACCAATGGCAGCGCGGCAGCAGCCTCGGCGATCATCTTGACAGACCGGAAGCCCACCGGGTTGCCGGAAAACCCTGCCTTCGTCAGCGACACCGTATCCCGCGGTGACCAGGCAACGCGACCCGTGCCGTGATAGGCGATCACCCGCCCCGTCGCGGAGGCTTTGACCTCCGGCACGTCCTGCGTATCGCCCCGTTTTAGAAAATCGAACACCATCTTCCGCTCCTCAAATCCCATCAAAAAAGGCCCTCGGATCGCGTCCGTGAGCCTGAATTCTCTGTTTACTGTTATGTCGGGTCAGAGTGTCCGGACACTCGGACGTTCTGCGGGGCCGCCCATCAATTCCGTCAGCGCCCAGACCAATGCATCGACCCGGTCCGGCGACCCTCGGCCCACGTACCCTTGGGTGGTCATGTTGCACATCTGATCTTCCAACGCGCCCAGATCACTGTAATGCGCGACCCGGCCCTGCTCATAGAGCGCCGCAATCGGTTCCGCCCGCGCGATCTTACCACGCGTCGCCCGCACCGACTTGTAGGGTGTCATCGGAGATACCTGCCGCAACAAAGTCTCGACCAGATCTCCGCCTTGATTAACCTCAGCGACCACGCGGTCGGCTCCGTGACGCTCATAGGCGGCGACCACGGCTTCCGCCCAGCCCTGTGGCGACGCCCCCTGGATGGTCGCATCTTCGATCACCACCGCGCGCCAGTCTTTCCGGGCGCCCTTCGTCTGCGCGCCGACCACCATAATCCCGCAGGCATCAGAGGCCTTGCCAGACGACACCGCAGGATCAACCGCAACCACGATCCGGTCAAACTCGGGCAATTCGCTCACGCGCGTCCGTTCCAGCATGCTGGTTTTCCAAAGCGCACCTTCTGCATCGTCCAAGAGAACGCCATCCAGTTCCTGACGGCCCAGTCGGGTGCCGCCGTAGCGGTTCCGAACCTCCTCAAGAAAGTTCGATGCCAGGTAGGCCCGGTTTGCCTCGGTCGGTGCTGAAGTCCGCACGGTCGAGGACGCCTGCAATAATTGCTTGAGCACCTGAACATTGCGCGGGGTAGTCGTCACGACCTGCTGCGGGCGCTCCCCCAGACGCAAACCGAACTGAAGCATGTCCCATGCCTCCTCGGCCTTTTTCCATTTCGCCAACTCATCGACCCAAGCCGCATCGAATTGCGGCCCACGCAGCGCTTCCGGAGAGGACGCGGAATGCGCTTCGGCAACCGCGCCGTTAGCCCAGACCAACCTGCGACGGGACGCTTCCCATTTGGGGCGGCGATCCGGCGGCGAACACGCAAGAATTCCGCTATCGCCAAAGATCATCACGTCGCGGACCTGATCGAAGGTTTCGCCCACCAGCGCGACCCGTTTGGCCCGCCCTGGATCCATGGGCATATCGCCTTCAACCATCGAGCGAACCCACTCGGATCCGGCCCGCGTCTTGCCTGCGCCGCGACCGCCCATGATCACCCATGTGCGCCAGTCGCCCTCGGGGGCCAGTTGATGGTCCAATGCCCAGAAATCAAACATCCACGGCAGCGCCGCCAATTCATGTTCGTCAAGACTGTCCAGAAACTGGTCCTGCACCGTTTGCGGCGCGGAGCTGAGCCAGGCGGCCCCCGATGACAGATCGTGCTCTTCCAAAATCGAGGGCGTACTCAGCGGCTTTGCCTGCCCGTTCTGACGTGAAATCAT